GGGGCCACGGTAAAGGCGCGAGACATCCCATGCTCTTGAGCTACCTTTGCGGCCCGTTGAAAGCCTTCCTGTAGGGCTTCAGAAATTGCGCCTGGTTTTGTTACGCCGTTATACACACCGAGGTTGGTGTATTGCAAAGCTTGAACAAAGTCTTTGTACTTAACGTTTTCAATGGCAAGCAAATTTGCAAGACCGAGAACACCAAGACCAACTTGCTTGTCTTTGTGAACGTAAATACCTGAGTCTTCGACCTCAGTTTGTTTATACAGTTCACACAAAAACCGCATACCATCTTCAAAAGCTTGAGGAATGTCTTCAACCTTGCAGATACCGAGGTTGATGTGATTCAACAAACAAGTATCGCGGCTTTTGAGAAGAATCTCTTGGCAAACGTTGGAGTAAATCCGTTCGCCGTTTTTGTCGTATTGCTTTTTAACAATCCAAACATCGCCACGACGAGCAGCATCCATGATTGCAGCCAGCTTGTCAGGTTCGTTGACAATTTCAGGCTCAACGTTTACACAACGCTTCAACCAAGGAATACGTGCGCGATCGTAATTTAGAAACTCAAGCAAATCTTTATGGTCCGCGTCGAGATGACACACAACAGCACCATTACGATACCGACCGCCTCTACGAAGAATTTCATTGAACTTGGAAAAGATTTCCATAAAACCGCAAGGACCAGAAGCAACCATGCCGTGCTCGTTTTCTGTTCCTTTGGCGCGAAGTTGTGATAGATGCACAGATACACCAGCTCCATAGCGCAAAGCTTTAGAGACAAACTGGAACGCACCTTCCAAGCCATCAGGATCTTCGTCCATCGTGTCGCGACATACAAACACCGTGCAGCTGACGGGGTAGCGCCGCGTAGGATTCTCCAGCCAGCTTTCAACGCGGCCGGTCATTGCGATTGCAGGATTCATTTCAAAGATCAGTGAGGTTTGGTTTTTCGTAGTTAGGGCCTTTCTGCACCTTACCGTCGATTAGTTTGAACGGCAGCTTGGAATAGTTCGACGCAGCAATGCGATCAAAAGCAACGTCTGGATCAACTTCAAGTGTATGAAGCATACCGTAAGCAACCCAGATAAGGTCGCAAAGTTCCTTGATAACTTCAGGTCGAGTTTCGTTTTTCCAAGCGTGCATAACTTCGTAAAATTCTTCTTCAAGAAATTGAAGTTGTTTGTCACAATCTGGCTTGTCAAGCTGGTTCGCTTGTTTCATCCAGTGTTTCACTATTCGGGAATTGGAATTCAAAGTCATTGCAGTTGAGAACAGATTCGTAAATCGTTGGATCATAGGTTGGTCGAGATTCATACCGTTGGATTAAACGATCAAGATACCAACGGGCTTTTTTGAGATCTTCAACACCGTTTTTGTGTTGATACCGAGTGACGTATTTAATTACGTTGCCTTCAAGAAAATCAAAGGCGTGGCTTTCAATGTAATCAATGCACTCAATTACTCCTTCGTCAATGGCGTAGTGGGAGGGGTTGATGGGATCGTGAGTGGTGTCCATAGTTGAAGTTCATCAAAGGTGTACTCAGTGTTTCGGAGGATGCGAGCAAGGCGTGCTTGCGTGAGAGCGTAGTCAGGGCCAAAGCCTTTCTTTTCGTACTGTTTAATTACAGTTCCCCATGCGGAGGCTTCTGTGAAGTCTTCTTCTGGGATGAGTTTTTCCGCTGTTTTCGGGCCAACTCCAGGGCAGCCAGGATACCCGTCAGTGGAATCGCCGGTAAGAACTTGGCGGTAAAAATAAACATCGGCTTCGAGATCGGAGATGGAGTAAGTGTTGCCCTCGTTATCAAGATGCAAACCAGGAATCTGTTTCAGGTCTTTGTCACCTGACCAGAGAATGGTTTCTTCTGGATTACGAGTACTCAAAATGCCGAGCACATCATCACCTTCCAGGTTGTACCAGCACTCTGAGGGATACGATCCTTCAGCCCAGTTCCTGGTTGCTACAAAACCAACAGGTTTGCGGCGGTGATAGTTGACACGATTGCCTTTGTAAGTTGGATCAACCTTCTTACGAAAGTTTTCGTTTGAAGTCCAGCAAAGGACAACACTGTCAGCTTTGGCTTGCTTTTGTTTTGCTTCCACAAGCTCAGTAAACATGAGTTTAGCTTGCTTAAGTGGAAGATGAGTAGTGATGATGTCAGGCATCCACTCAATCTCTGTCTCGCAACTGGCTACTGTCTGATACAGCAGCATGTCTGCATCAAGCAGCAGTTTCATTTTGGTCACCTCCGTCAATTGATGTCATCATATTTTTGCGCTCAAGGTAATCAAGCGCTTTTAGGACGCCTTGAGTATCGTCCCCAAGTTTTCCAATTGCGACGTTGCAATCGCTGCACAACCAGCCACGAAACTCTTGTGTCGTGTGGCAATGATCGAGCACTAGCTTTTTAACTTGACCGCAACATTCACACCTACCGTTAGCTGGTGGTGGGTTGTGCTGTCGTAATCTTTTGCGATTCTTTACGTTGATCCTGTTGCAGGATTTGCAATGCGGATACAGGCCATCAGCTTTCTGCTTGTCACCGTGAAACTCAGTGACAGGTTTGTCTTGTTTACAAACCGTGCAGAACTTAGTGACAATCGGCCCAGTTGTCTCCCACTTTATATTCTGCTGCAATGGGAATCCGTAAGCCGAGGTCTTCCCCGGCAAGTGCAGCTGCCTTGATCGCGAGTTCTCCGAGTTGTTGTGCATGAGCTTTCTCCACAGAAAATTGGATTTCGTCGTGAATGTGGGCAAGGAAGGTCCAGTGTGTGTCGTACAACAAACCAGCTTTGGTCAGCANTTCAAAGCACCTGATGTACCAGACCTTGCTGATCAATGCCCCAGCGGATTGCAGCAAGAAATTNAAGCTGCTATGCGCTGAGCGGATTTGTATCTGACGGCCATCCAAAGCTTTGATNTAGCCNTGGCTTTCTGCCTTTTCAGTTACCAGCTTGGTAAGTTTGTCCAAGGCTGGCATGTTTTTAAAATACTTTCGCTTGAGCTTGCCACCGTCCTGTCCGGTGATCAACGTCAACTTTTCTGCTCCAGCTCCATACATCAAGGCGTAGAAAAATGTCTTGGCCTGATCTCTGGTAGCTAGCCCAGCAGCCTTTTGATTTGCTGTGTGGATGTCGCCGTGCAACACCTCGTCGGCAAACTTACCGCCATCAAAGGGGTAGGTGTAATGGGCCAAACACCGTGCCTCAATCCCGCTGAGGTCAACGCCCACCTGTTTGCGCTTCATCGAAACGTCAGGTACAAACAGAGTTCGGCACTCCGATCCCAGGGCTGACCTAACAGCAGGCACCTGGGCCATGTTGGGGTGAACGTGACTACAGCGAGCTGTGGCACAACCGACAGTGATAACACTGCCGTGCAGTGAGTGGTCCTCTCCTACGAGTTTGAGCCAGGCGTTGTTACCTGTGCTCAATTGACCTAGCCGTTTTTGGAGTGTGAGGTGTGAAACAAAATCCTCAGCTCCTGGAATCTTCGACAGAATCGTTTCATCCACCTTCGGTTTACCTGTCTCTGTCATCTCTTCTGGCTTCCACTCCAGATGAGTTTGCAGAGCCCAAGCAATGTGATCTCGTGAGTTGGGATTCAACTCATCAAGACGACACATAGCCGCATCTTTGATGTAGCCCCGTGTGGAGTTGTCACGCTTCGGTGTGAAGACCCCACCGTCAACGAACGGGAACCGTTGTCTCAATCGTTCGCTGAGAATATTCAGTTGTTCATTGACCTCGGCTTCCAGCTTAAGCGCCCCTTTAACGTCAAACGGAAACCCAGATCGTTCCTGCAGGGAGATCAACTTCGCAAAGTTCATCTCTAGATCTATGGCACAAGGGATGCCTTCGATCTTTGGTTGCAACCGAGTGAAAAGCTTAGCATTCAAATCCACGTCACAGACACACCTTTCGGCTAACTCAGGGGTGAGTGTGCTGAAATCTGTGATGTCTGCGTGTGCCTTTTGAAAGCCCAAGCGATAGCCGTAAGCTTCCAAACTGTGACGGCCATACATCTGCATTGGCATGTTCGGCCACTTNCGCTTGAAGTCTTTGTCAAGGATGTTTGGGTACAACATCCGACAAACAATCAACGTGTCAAGCAGGTGCCCCTTTGGTTTGAACTTGGGGTAAACCTGTTGTATGGCAGGCACGTCGTACTGGATGATGTTGTGACCAACCAGTACATCAGCGTTCTCAAGGATGGGAATCCAAACCTTGGGATCTTCATNCAGCTGCGTCTGGTTCCCGTCGTGAATCGCACANCAGTGAATCGTAGTAACGTCCCCGATTTTTAGGGCATTTGTCTCGACATCGAACACCAGAATCGATNAAGGTTTTGAGTCCGGCTGCGAGAGCTTCNTCAACGAATCGCTCAAGCCCTTCGTAATTGCAATCGAAACAGAAGTCATTGGATTTGAAATAGGGCCTGCAGAAAGTCTTGGCTTCCTCGGTTGTTGCAAAGATAGAAACTTTGCGGTCGTTCAACTCGCGGATGTGAACGTCAAAAATCGGTTTCAAAAGAATCATCTACTTTGGTGGATGTAGTTTTACTGCTAGAAAGCTCCAACATTCTGCCTGTACTTTCTTCATATCTCACTTCACCCACAGCTCCACACCACCCGGTGAACCGATTCTTGAGCACGCGTACGGTAGTCCCTTCGGTTGAGTCTGCGGTTTGTTGGTCACGTTCCAACCCCAAACAAACATCACTGAGCTGAGGAATGCTATGGCTACCCCTGAGCTGAGATAGAGCAGTTTGCGCTCCATTTTCATGGCCCTTATCGCCTTGTGGTCGGCGTAAGTGTGACACAAGAATCATTCCGCAGCCAGTCTCTTCGACGAAACTACGGAGTTTTGTCATGGTTTGATCAATTGCCCGGCGTTCGTCACCTTGATCAAGACCCGATACCAGAATCGAAAGGTGATCGAAAATGATCCAGTTACAATTGCAGCCAGAAACAAGGTGGCGTATCCGATTAAGAAGAACGGTAGGGTCCAAAGAACCAAAATGGTCGTAAAGATACAGACGACCGGATCCAAGCGTCTTATCAAACGCAGCTTCAACTTGTTCATCAGTGAAGTAACCCCGATCAATATGGATAGGGTAATTAAGCTCCATTCCAACAAAACGCCGAGCAGTACGTCTGATGTTCTCCTCAAGAGCGACGTAGCCAACAGTTTCCCCTTGCCGCGTGAGCAAGTCATAAGCAATCTCTGAAACAAAAGTGGATTTACCAATACCTGTGCCAGCTGTAACAGTGACAAGCTCTCCTTTACGCAAGCCATGCAGCTTGTCATTAAGGAACGAGTAGGGATATTCAACGCTCTCAACCTTTGGATCAGCCAGCACAAACTCCAGCAAGTTGGAGCCGTTCACGATCCCGTCAGG